ACTCAATGTCCTTTCACAATCACCCATAGCGAATCCAGTTAATATGAAGTTAGTAGCATCAACACCGTATATAGCACGCATCTTAGTCCATTCATACTTAGTAGAGGCCCACGCCCTTATTTGTGGTGGCCTCTCTAAGAAGTAATCCAGTGTTCTCTTGGGCATCTTCGTTAATGTATCGAGCTTGTTACGACATAACCTGTCTTTGGCTAGGTACATCAAGTCTTCTGGATATTGTGAATGAAATGCTCCTGTCGGTGCCCACTGGTACCTATTCTTCCAGTATTTTTCCCACTTCATCTTTTTCGGACGACTTCCCGTGCTATAGGCCCGTTTAAAGAGCTTCACACACTCAGTAAGGATTGAGACCCTATCAAAATTTGCCAGTTTAGGTTTAGTTCTGTTGGCTTCTTCAGTATCCCAATCAACCTTTCCGACTCCCCTGTTTACTAATACTTCCATTTCAAAGGCAGGTGTCAAGTCTATAGGAACTAGGTTCTGTAAAGCCTTCAACCTAAGTGTAAATTTATTTTTAATTATTTTAGCAAACTGTTCAACAGTGTTAAATTCCCATAGCCAAATTCCTGACTTGGCTATCCATGGTCTGAGCTCATCAGGTATACTCATAGCCCACATAATTAAACCGACAAAAAAGGACTCGTGTAGGTCTTTCGCTTTATATAACGAGTGTAATGTATTAAAAGTAAAGCCTGCTAGTTCTACCAACCTATCATAAGGTACTGAATTCAATTCACGTACAGTTACATATCTCAAATGTCTCGCTGAGACTTTAGTCGGAGGTACCTCGACATTACTACACAATACCTGTTTAACAAAATATTCCGCTTGTGATGCTGGTCTTTGCCTCCTTGAAGTGCTATTTATAAAGAATGCGTTCATAAGTATCTCATTAGTAGTAACCAACCCATAAGGCATTAGGTCCGGCCCGTACTGCCATCTTGCTGCCCGCAACAATACTGGTGGGTAGGCACTCTTCAAGTCTAAATCAGTTTTACAATACAATAAAGTGACATCAAGCCTTTTGGTGTATACACAGTATACTCCTGTCTGCGCTCCCTCGATAGATATAATTCTACGTCCTCGGAATTCGACATGTGGTATTATATCATATAAGGCGTACCCTGCCACCTCCATATCTGCACTACACATTACACAACCATCAAAATCTACAAACTGTGGTATCTCCATAATGTCATTTATATCTCGGGTGCATTCTGCACTCCTGGGTCTGGTGGTTCCTGTTTGTCGCCTGGTTCTAGTAATGGTGATTGCTCGGTGTCCGGTCCTAGCGGTACTCCCGGGTTTACCATAGTTACTTGAAAACCCGACGACTGAATGTCATAATTACTTACTAAGGCCACAACATACCTTTCTGCATGCTCAGCGTAACCTTTGAACTGTGTTATACTCCTACCTGCATCTGTTGATGTACTAGCCGACACCGCATTCCAATGTGGGTCATGTTGAACTATTAGTGGTGTCCTGTTCCAAGCATAAGTTACTTTACACTGCAACAAGAAGTTAGGTTCCGACCCCCACTGATACTGTCTACACTGAACACCTTCGACTATATACGGTAATGTACGCCTCAAAGATGGCTTGACTGGTGGCATTGCCACTCCTACACTATTGGCCGCAAACACTACGTGTCTGTTCTCTGTAAATGGGTATTTGTATTGTAAATTATACCCTTGCCATCTACAGTACACACCATATGCCCATAAGTCATTATAAGACAAGGCTGTCACCCTCTTATCATCATCAACAACCTTCATAGCCGGTTGCTGGTTGAACATACCGCTATAGGGTGTGCCAGCCATTAAAGTGCCACTCATGCCTATTATAGCTGCACTACAGCCTGGTGTCACGAGCGTGTCTAATATATAGTTCTCATCAGCATTCCTACGGTATCCATAGTCAGCTATCGAGTTGAAATTGATGGTACCGAAAGGTACAATTATATTATATTTTTCTTCCAGTTGTACAGCCCATTCTGTGCGCACACACGTATGTATAGGTAGGTCTATCTTTTTCCCTATCATAGCAGACACTAACCCATCTGCCCTAATACGTTCTTCCAAGTCCATTATTTTGAACCCGC